TTCTCAAGTTCAAGTAGACACTTATAGTGATACTAAAGAGAAATATATCTATATGAACGCTAAATCAGCCGCTTCAATAATCAAACAATTTGTTAAGAAAAACTATCCAAACTTAAAGGTTTGGTCTAAATCCTCTGTATATAGTGGAGGTTCTTCAGTTGATGTTGATGTATGTAATTCAGATGGTTCTTCAGTTGATGAATCAATATTTGAAAATATCTCAAAATGGAAATCTATCTTACAAGGTGGTTCTTTTGATGGTATGTATGATATCTACAATTACAGAGAAGATTCACCAGCTACTGATAATGGAACTCCTCTAAAGTATTTCCCTTCTTATGTTTTCATAAATAACAAACCTAAATGGGGTACTGTTGAATATTGGGTAAATCAGTATAATAAGTACAAAGCAAATATCAACAATCCTGATTATTCTAAACAAACAGAAATCATGAATGAAAAATATAATGGTTCGTTCTTAGAAATGAATAAAACTTATATGACTAAAAAAGAATATGAAAAATGTTCATTAGTATTATCTTAAACCTTAAAAATAAAAAAAAATGAGAATAGGATATAAAAAATTTAAAGAAATTAAAAAGTGGTATGGTTCATCTGATTTTGAAATAGGTTACGAATCAGATGGAATAACACTTAGATTTGGTTATTGGGGTACTGTTGATTTAGAAGGATTAAAGAAAATATTACCAGATTATTTAACAATAACAGAAAATCTTGTAGATGATGATGATGACTGTGGAGCACTTTACAATTATACGATTTCTGATAAAAGATTTGGATAATTAAAATATTTTTCGTATATTTGATATATGATTATAGTTGAATCACATAGTGAGAAAGAAAGATTTCTTGACTATTGGGGTAATGAATCCTCAATAGTTATACCTGTTTGGGAAGATTTGGAAAGACATCCAATGACTTGTGATGTTTCTTTTTTATATGTTGCATTTGAAAACTTACATTTTGTAATTCCATTCAAACACAACGATTGCGAACCCATAGATATAGACCTATCCAAATCAACACAACCAAAATGGGTTTGGAATAAAAAAGCATTACTACAAACAGATTTAGGAATACAAAATCAAAAAGATATACAAACCCATCTTTTCTTTAATAAAAATCAAATTTATTCTTATAGAGATAAATTAGAGGTTCTAACGAACTTTTACTATAGATTGGGTGTAAGAGACAACTTGGGTAAATCTATCCCTATAATGAAGTTTATAGAGGTATTAGAAGGTATTGTGGATGAATGGGATAAGTTTGATACTAATCTATATTCAAAAGATAACACAACTTGGGTAAATGAAAGAATGATTCCTATCCTTTCAGACATTGAACGATTCGGAATTCAGGTCGATAGGGGAAAATTTTTTGATAGATGGAAAGATAATAAGAAATCACTTTGGTTCTCTCGTGCCTTTACCGAATACAATCCATATACAATAACAAGTAGACCATCTAATAGACATTTGGGTATCAATTACTCCGCTCTTAATAAGAAGGATGGTAGTAGAGAGATATTCATTCCACCAGAAGGAAAGAAGTTTATACAATTCGATTATGATGCATATCATGTAAGATTAATTGGTAAGATGGTCAAGTATGATTTACCAACAACATCGGCTCACCAATGGTTAGCAGACCAATATGGATGTTCGTATGATGATTCAAAGGGAAGAACATTCCGTATCTTATATGGTGGTGTAAGTGATGAAGATAGAAAGATACCATTCTTCGATGAAGTAGATAAGTTTATTTCTAAGTTTCAAAAAGAAAGTATTAAAAGGGGTTATCTTAAAACACCAAAGGGTAGAAGAATACCTTTGGGGTGGATTGAACAACCTACTGCACAAAAGTATTTTAATTATCTATTACAAGCAACTGAGACTGAGTTTAATATTGAGGTACTGAATAAGTTGAAGGATAGTGGGCTACCCTTACCGATTTTGTACACATATGATTCATTCTTATTTGAAGTTGATGATTCGGAAGTGGATACTATCAAGGAAATTAAAGATGTCATAGAAAGTTTTGGTTTTCCGACAAAGATGAACATCGGTAAAAATTATTCGGAGGTATAATGGTAGTAATCACAAATATTCAAAACGACAAATTCGACAGTAGTGAATACTCAAACTTTTGTATCGACACTTGGAAACGATATTGTAATAAGTGGAACATACCATTGAAAATATTAACTGAGGATAAATACATCAATCCAAAGTTTGCCTATTTAAGTGTATTTGATGAGGTTGATTCAGACAAAGTTATTTTCGTAGATGTAGATACGATGATTAATCCAAACTCTCCATATCTAAAATTACTATTTGATGATAAAATTACAGTTGTTAGAGACTATGGAAAGCTTGATTATATCATATCTAAAAATATGTCACAAGCAGTTGATGGATTTGAAAAAGTATTTCCTCAAACTATTGATAAATCTAAATTTTTTAATTCTGGTTTTATGATGTTTAAGAAAGAACATAAGTCATTTTTAGATGAATGTAAAGAATGGGTTGAGGAACATTATAAGGAAATTACTACATGGTCACGAATTTTTGAAGGAAGGGGTTTTAGAGAAGTTCCTTTTAATTGGTTTATTCAAAGAAAGAACATTGAATTGAATTATTTAGATACAAGATTTAATAGATTAGGTTTAATTAAAAAAGATTTAAATCCTAATGATAATTTTATAATTCATTTTAGAGGACCAAAGACAAAGAATAAAATTAAAAAAATGTATGATATATACAAATTTTGGTTTGATAAAAAAGATAAATATTTATATATATGAATAAATTGATACTAAGCTTATCCCTACTATTATGCGTAGGAGTGTTCCAAAGTAGCTTTGGACAAAACAAAACAGATGTAAGAATTGAAAATGATGTATTTAGTGTTTCGTATAATGAAACATTAGAACAACCTAATTGGTTAGAGTATGAAGTAAGAAATATCGTAAAAAAATTCGATAGAGGTAGTATGGATTTCTATGTACCAAAAGGAGTTTATACATCAGATAACAATGATTATAAAAACAATGTATGGGATAAAGGTCATATGGCACCAGCCGCGGCTTTTACCGATACTAAGGAAAAACTTAAAACAACATTTTCTTACTTAAATTGTTCTCTACAATTTGATAAACTAAATAGAGGTGCGTGGAGAGAGTTGGAAGCTCAAGAAAGAGTTTGGGCTAAAAAATATGGTACTTTAAAGGTTAGAATAGTATTACATTTTCTACCAGACCATTTAATATTACCAACAGGTGGTCATGTACCAAATGGTTATTGGAAACATATAACATTCCCAGATGGTAGAAAGGAATGTTTTTACTTTCCAAATTCAGTACCAACAAAACATTGGACTAAATATGAAATTCAATGTCAAGTAAGAAGAGCTAAAACTATTATTTAAGGATATTTATAAGTATGACAGATAACACTAAACTTTTCGAAGATATACTCTTAGAACTATCCTTTCGTTCCAAGGAAGGTTATCCTGATTTTAGCAAACCAGAACACATCACATTATTAAGTGAGATACTTACTGAGTGGGGGATGACTGATGTCAAATTTGAACTAATCAAAAACTTACTGAAAGAAGATGAAAAGGAAGATGAAAAATATTTTGGTATAGGTGGTGGAACATATGTTAAAAAAACTGATTTGACACCTGATAACAAACCAAAACCAGATGCTCAGAGATTTACAAAAGATGATTCAGGTAGTTACAAAGCAATTGAGGATAAAGAAAAAGTTGATACTAAAAAAACAGACCCTGAAAAATTAACATCAAAAGATTATGCATACGCAACTGATATAAAAAAGGATAGTGAAAAACAAAAAACAAAATCAGAAAAAAATAAAACATTAAAAGCTGGAATACCTAATCAAAAAGATAAATCTTTAAAAGATGTAGATACAAAAGAATCTGAAGTTTACAAAGATAAAACGACTGGAATATCAGATGATGAATTTAAAGTAGGGCCTGCTAAATCATTATTTGAAAATCCAGGTGATGAACTAAAAGAAGAATCATTAGATGATTATTTCAAATCAGGTAAGATGCCAAAAAAATATCAAAAAGTAATTACTCGTTTGATGAATACTGGAAAAGGTTCACAAAAAATTACTGATTATATGACTGGAGTTGGTGCAGGTCAATTACAAGCTCAGGCAGGTGAAATCATCACTATGGTTGGTATTGGTATGAGTGATGATGAGTTTGATGGATTTATGGGTAAACTTGAAGAGCAAATATCTAAATATCCAAAAGCTCCTCCAAAACCAGTTGTTACTAAAGAGTGGTTAGAATCAGTAAAGCATGTAAGAACTGTTACTATGAAAAGATATGATTCACAATTTGGTAAAGGTAATTGGGAAATTCAAAATACCGCATGGGATGTACCAAACGAATTTGAAGCATTAGGAAACGATGATTACAATAAAAACAAAGGATTTTCTTCAGATATGTATGTAAAAGTATCTGTTAATGGTAAATCTGTCTTAGATGAAATTTCACTTAAAAAAGATACAACTGCAAATATTTACAATGGAGTTGTAACTGATATTAAAAGTTGGTCATCTAATGTACCAGAAGGCGCAGATATAGATGTTTATAAAAAAGGTGAATTAGAAAGACCACAACAATATGGTAATGATGCCCAACAATTACAAGTTGATAGAAAAATTTTAACATCTGAAGCAGTAACGAAAAATAAACAATTAAGAACAACTCTTAATGCATTAGGTGTTATTTCGGGTGATGCTGTAAAAGGATATAAACTTGAACCTAAGGCAGAGGAAATTATTACTAAATTAGAATCAATGCCAATACCACCACCTATCGATTTAGAAAGATTTAAACAAACATTCAACACAGCTAAAAAAGATAGATACAAAAAGTTTATGATTATGCATGCGGCATGTCAAAGAGCAAAAGAAATTTCTGAAGGAAATACCGAAAAAACTACTGCTAGTGAATTTTTAAATAATCACATTGGATATGAAAAGGGTGAGGATGGAAAATTCCCAAAAGGTTCAATTAAAAGATATGAAAACGATACTATTCAATTTTTAGTTGATGATGAAGAGGCTAAGGAAGGGTGTTTAAATGCATTAGCAAACAAACTACCAATGAAATCATTATTAGAGGGTGAAGAAAAAATGGCAATAGGTGGATTATCTGCAGACCCTAAAACACTACAAAGAGTTTTTGGTATTGATAATTATAAAGATTTTAAGGCTGGATTAACTATGAAAGAAGATGAAGAAGGTAAGAATTATCTTATATATCGTTCAGAAAACCCAGCTAAAGAAGTTAGTATCGCAAAAGTTACAGTTAGACAAAAAGGACAAGGATATGCTTCGAGTGTAGGTTTAGAGTTTGAAATTGCAAAAGATTTTGGAAAAGAACTCTATTCCGCAAATAAAGAAGAGTACCCACCAGAACCAGAAATTTCTAAGAAGGAAAAAAGAAAACTTGGAGTAGATTAAAAGGAATCTTATTTAATTTTATATTTATAGATGAATAAAAATAATAATTTTAAAGGATTAAATGAAAACTCAATTATTGTGTACTTTCACCACAAAAGAAAAATTACAGACAACTCTACAACAGATAAGAGAAACATATCATATAGTTTATAACTACATTTATGTTCTTCAAAATAAATCAAGTTTGGATGAATTGTTTGTAACATATAATATAGATACGGCTTATAAACCAGAGAAACCCTTAGAGGATACTATATTAGTTCATAGAAAAAAACAATCTAATACATTGTACACGATAAACGCACTTAACGAGTTAATTAAAGAAGAAAACAACGGAGTGATTGATAAGACATTTTCAGTTGATTGGGAAAAATTTAAGAACTCAATTATAGTGACTAATGTTGAAGGAACTAAAAAAATCAACACAAGAGTATTCGATGTTATAAAATTTTCTTAATTTTATTTGGATTTCTCGATTTTTTTTCGTATATTAGTATTAATATTTTAAAAAGTTATGGCAAAAGAACAAACTGCAACTGAGTATTGTGAGGAAAAGTTCCCACAAACTACAAACGAATTTAAAAAAATCCTTGATGAAATGTATGATACTTTCTGTAAGAAACAGAGAAACTATGGACCTGATAATATATCAGTTGGTTCAAGTTTAGAAACTGAGGAAGATAGAAATGTAGCTCTTAATGGACTTTGGTTCAGAAAGAATGACAAGATTCAAAGACTAAAGCAATTAGTGGTAAAAGGACAACCTGATGAGGTAGGTGAAGCTATTGAAGATACCTACCAAGACTTGTCTGTCTATGGTGTAATATCACAAATTGTTACCCGAAATAAATGGGCAAAATAAATGTTATGTTTTCTAAAAAACACTATATTTATATATACACCGAGTGTAAGAAACGCACTCAAAACTAAACTATAAAACTTAAATTTTTAATAACTTAAAGGAGTAAATTATGGGCATAGACATTAATGCAATCAGAGGTAGACTGAACAAACTACAAAACACACAGAAAAAGACTGAGAGTCTTTGGAAACCCACACCTGGGAAACATCAAGTAAGGATTGCACCTTACAAGTTCGACAAAGATAATCCTTTCATCGAACTTTATTTTCACTACAACATCAACAACAAAACTTATTTGTCACCACAATCATTTGGTAGACCAGACCCTATTGTAGAGTTTGCGGATAAACTAAAGAGAATGGGTGATAAAGAAGATTGGAAGGCAGCTAAACAAATGGAGCCGAAGTTAAGGACTTTCGTTCCTATTGTTGTTAGAGGTCAAGAAGCTGATGGTGTAAAATTCTGGGGATTTGGAAAAACAGTTTACCAAGAAATACTTGGATATATAGCTGACCCTGACTATGGTGATATTACTGACCCACAGACAGGTAGAGACTTGACTATTCAATATATTTCAGCGGAAGAAGCTGGAGCTTCATACCCAACCACTCAACTTAGAGTTAAACCAAGTCAAACACCTTTGGCAGAATCAGCTGATTCAGTTCAAAAGTTATTGGAAAACCAAACTGAAATTACTGACTTATATTCAGAGTTATCTTATGATGAATTAAAAGAAGTATTAGAAGGATGGTTAAATCCAGGTAAAACTTCAAAAAATGAAGAAGGAGAATCTTCTGTAGCAGAGGAAACACTTTCTAAAGTACAAGAAAGTAAGACCCCTACTAAAGAGATAAATGATTTACCTTTTGATGTAGATGAAGATAAGCCAAAAGCAACTAAGAAAACAGATGATGTTGCTTCGGCATTTGATGACTTGTTTAACAATTAATAATACTTTATGGCAAAAAAAGAATTGGATTTAGCAGATATCCTTGCGGATTCTCTAAACAAACAAGCAAAAGACCAAAAAGTTGCGTTCTTTTTAGATTCGGATGAAGCACCCACAAATGTTGAGGGTTGGATTTCGACAGGAACGGCTATGTTGGATGTTGCCATATCTAATCGACCATATGGTGGATTACCAGTTGGTAGAATAACTGAAATAACAGGTTTAGAACAAAGTGGTAAATCACTACTAGCTGCTCACCTTCTTGCTGAAACTCAAAAACAAGATGGTGTTGCAGTTCTTATTGATACAGAAACTGCAGTAAGTAGAGAATTTTTAGAGGCTATCGGTGTTGATGTCTCTAAACTTCTTTATGTATCGGCGGATTCGGTTGAACAAATTTTTGATTATTGTGAAACTATAATTGAAAAGGTAAGAACAGCATCAAGAGATAAGTTAGTAACTATCGTAGTGGATTCTGTTGCAGCCGCTTCAACAACAAATGAATTGGCATCCGATTATAAAAAAGATGGATACGCAACTGATAAAGCAATTATCATCTCAAAAGCGATGAGGAAAATTACAAACATGATTGGTAGACAAAAGATTTCTCTTGTGTTTACAAATCAACTCAGACAAAAAATGGGTGTAATGTTTGGTGACCCTTGGACTACAAGTGGTGGTAAAGCTTTAGCATTTCACAGTTCTGTAAGAATCAGACTCAAAAATATGGGTCAGATTAAAACCAAAGTAAATGGTAAAGATAGAACTATTGGAATTAAGGTAAGAGCACAAATCGTAAAAAACAGAATGGGGCCACCTTTAAGGGCGGCTGATTTTGAGATATACTTTGAAAGAGG